GCAATCCAGAACCAGAAGAAGCTAAAGATTTTAATTGCACTGTAATTCCTGATATGCGTGCAAGTATGTTTCCACCTGGGTTTAAATCAAGTGTTGAAAACTTAGATGCATCATACCCATCTAAGATATTAACGTCTGTTGTATCTGATGCATTTCTATATGATCTATGTATAAGCATTTATTTTTCCTCTGATTTGTATGTATCTGCTTCTTGCTCTAACATTTTTATGTAATACATTTTTTTTCTTTGAAATTGTAATAAGGTTTTATTTGCTTCTTTTTTAGAAGTTATTCCTAACATATAAAGAAAAGGATTTAACATCTCTTGTCCTTTGTATCCTGTTCCTACTGTTAATGCTGGCTTAGCCTCTTTGTTAAAACCTGCACTCATCATCATGTTAGACGCTTCTTTTAAAAGTCTTTCTTGTCCTAACAATGTTCCTATAAACATTAATTTATAATACTTTTGTTCTGCGGCATTATTTCTAAATCTATATTGTACAGAGCCAAAATAATCTGTGTCAAGTGATCGCCTTTCCTCTTCATAAGTAGGTTGATCAAATCGTCGTTTGCTAACTTCCATAGGTACAATCAAATCATCAAAAGTACCATCTTGCAATTTGCCTGTTGTTCTTAACCAGTAAATCCATTCATCAGGAACTTTCATACCTTCTTTATTTGGATTAGAATTTTGTATCATATCCAACATAAACTTTAATGAAGGTCTGTATTGTACATTAGTAATTAATTTGTTTACTGCTTCGTCAAACTTATCATCACTAACATTATCACTGCTCATAGATTGCATTGCATATATAGATTCAAAAGCATTAACCAATTGTTTTACAGTTTCTAATTGTGGTATGCGTGGACCTGCTTGATAATATTCTGTACCTTGATGTTTTTCTTTTTTCTTTCCTAAGAATGGCAAATATGCTCTTAGTTTAGAATCATCATCAGTATATAGCCATGTTTCAGCTTCTTTTTGTTTAGCAAAGTTTGCTCTCAATAAGCCTAATAATGCATCAGGTTTATCAGTACTGGCTATTCTATACAAATAGTTTGCTGTTTCTTTAGCGTTTTCTAATTGAAAAGATACAAACAATAAATACCTTGACAATCGTTTTCTTACATTAGCATCTACTTGTCCATAATTATATACAGATCTTTTTGCTAATATAGCAGACTCTCTTGGAGATTTACCACTTGCTAATGCCATAAAAAATGTTTGATCTCTTAGTGCTTGATCAATCATTATGTTTAATCTTACACCTGGTGTTCTATTAGCTGGATTAAAATTGCGTACAAGAAATCTTGTTTTAGGATTTTTACGCAATCCTTCTACTGTTACCTTCATGTCTTCTAACATTTGGTCTGCTTTACGTGAGCTTAATAATATTTGTTCTTGACTAAACCCTGTATTGTATCTTCTTAACAATTCTCTTAATTCACCAGCAGTATATTGTTTTCCTAATTCAGTTGTAAAAACTACTTTATCAGCAGGCATACCCATTACTTTAGAAACTTGTGGTACTTTTCTATATATACCCATAGCACTTAAAGCAGATTTTAAACCAAGTGTTCCTGTTGTTGCCATCATCATTAACGGTGCTGTAATAGCATTCATACCAATATTTCTAAAAACAGGTATAGGCGCACCACCAAGCAATCCATTAATTTCTAATCGTTGTGTTAAATCAACTAAATAATCCAAACTATTTAAAACAACACCACCTTTTGATTGATCAAAGTATTTATCTATTTTTCCTGATCTTACTATTTCTTCTAACTTATTAATCTCTTTAACAAAATCACTGCCATATATTAATGCAGCAGTAGGGCTACTTAATTGTTTGAATATAGGTCTGTAATCAGCAAGACCAGGTTTAGCATAATCATCGACTACCGCACCGCTTCTTCGCAAAAGATTTTCATATCGTTTTATTAATCCACCAAACGCTGATTCTATTAAATTATCATGCGCTCTATTTATACCAATAAAATTATCAACAGCATCTTTTTCTAATTGTTTCAAAACTTCTGGTGCTATATCAGCTTCAGCTAATTTGTTTCTTAATACCGTTTTTAATACTTCTAAATGTTGTTTAGTATGTTGTGCTAATCTATTTGCTAAATTAGGATCTTCACCTAATGCTCTTTCAGCAAACCCAGCTTGCATTTTACCTTGCAATGCTTCTATTTTATCTTTTGCCGATATTCTATTAACTGCATTTATATGTGCATCAGCCATTGATTGACTAATATCTTTCTTTATCTCATCTGATAAGCCTGTCTTGCCTAATAAAGCCATGTATTGTTTAGCTATAGCATCACCATGCTCTATAGGTAAACGCATAACTAATGGGTCTTGTACAAGCTCTAATACAGCATTAGGATTTGAATCCATATATCTTTTAAGAATCTCTGAAGCATTATTAGATTGTTTAGTTGATAATGCCCAACCCATTAACGGCATCATAACATTCTTTTTTCCAACACCTGGTATGTTGCGAACACCTGGTACTGTGCTTAATCCTACTGCGCTTTTTTTTGACTGATTCTTTTTAAAAATTTTATTATTGTCTTCTAATCTTTTAATAACTTTTATAAAATTTGTAGGATTTGGATCTAATGTTTTACTAGCTACTGATTCTGTTATTTTCCATTCAGCCATACCTGTATCAGTTTCTTTAATTTTTAGTTTTTTAATTAATCTATACAGTGTATCTGAAGCAGTTTGTGATTCGCTTTTTAATAACTTTAATGCTGCTGGATTATCTCTGTAATATTGATCTAATAACTTTCGCCAAACATCTACTTTATCTAAGTATGTTTCGCTATCCATTACTTCTTTACGCCACCAATCCTCATCTATTTTTTCACCACGTTTTTTTGCATCTTTAAATCGTTGTTGTATATTTGTTAATGGCGAACCTGCTACATTCTTTTCTGTGCTTCTAATAACTGCGTTTGCATACGCTTTATAGCTACCATCAAAAGAACGCTCTACTATTTGTGCTATGTTTTCTTTTCTTTTGTTAGCTATTGTTTGCCATGTATCTGTAAATGTTTTGTTTAATGCATCAGCTCTTAATACATCAAGTTCTTTTTGATTTGGCTTAACGCCTGTTCTTTCAAAAACTTCATTTGCTTTTACTTTTAAATCTTTTTCTACTGTTTCTAAAAACTCATCAAATATCTTTGGAGCATTGAGATTTATTTCATCAAAAGTATTTTTTAAACGTGTTGTTGTTGCTGGGTTAGCTACATTATATTGGCCTTTTTTAAAGGTCATAACAGCACGTGCTAATCCTTTTACTGCTTGCACAGCATGACTGGGCGTATAATCAGGATCAAGTTTAGTTTTTTCTAAAGATGTATTGGATGAAAATAAATTATCTTTTAATGGGTTTCTGGCTTGTGTTGCTTGTTCTCCAAACTCAGTTAATTGTACACCCTTAAAATGTTTTTTAGCTAAAGCATCATCTATGGTATTTTTGATCATTTGCATTTGATCAATAGTTATTTCGCCTTTATCTATAGCTTTTAAAGTATCCAACCAAAATTGTGTTCGTATTGTTTTTGGACCTAACTCTTTTACTAACTCAGCTAATATTGGTTCTGGTTTAAAAACATCATAAAAATATAATATACTGCCATCTTTTTCTACTTCTTTTAAAGATGTGTTTTTTATTATAATTTTATTCCAATCTTCAACATATTGTTGTTTAGCTTGTTTAGTTAAATTTACTGGACGTACACCAGTATCATTACCAAACATAACCATTTTTAAAGGTGCAACATCAGCTAATCCACGCTCCATTCTTTTGCTAATGCTTCTTGATGTAGCTGATATATTACCTTTTAAATCACCTATAATATAAGCATCATCAAACTCTGGTAACAACTCTTGAAGTTTCTTTTGTGTTCGTTGATTCTCTGGTAATTTAGCAAATCGTCTTGCAATACCTGCTAATTGAACATCATCTATTACACCTTGTTCTAATAAAGATGCAAGCCTTACTTTAAAATGCTCATATATTACATCAGGATTTGCATTGTGTACTTCTTGCAACATTTCCTTTGTTGCTTTTTCATTTAACAATTTACCTTGATTTCCAAAAATGCTTGCTTGGCTTTTAGCGGTATCAAACAATTGATTATACAATGGGCTCTTTTTTACTTTGTTAAGTTTAGCAACATCACCTTTTATAATTTCTTGCATCTTGGCAAATTTTTCTGTTGGTGTTTTTAAATGACTTGTTTTAACCAACAACTCATCTACATATGTATTGTTGTGAGCCATTTGAACAATCATATTGTATTTATCTGCTGGTGATTTTTTTATTACACCTAATTGATTTAATATATATGGCGTTGCTATTTTATCTCCAACCATATCAGAAGCATGTCGTGCAAATGTTTGCCTTCTTAATTCATTATCCCATATAGAAGCCCAATCATCCTTAACGCTCCATTTATAACGCAATCTTTTTGCTGCTAATTTACCACCACCTTCTAATACATCTTCAACAACATTAGCCATAGCTCTTGTTTTCAAAGATTCTATTGGTGTAACTATAGTTCTTGCAGCTCTACCTGTTAACTCTACAGGTTTTAATAATATATTTGTTTTACCAACTGCTTCTGTTACACCAGCAGCAAGCTTACCTGCTCCTTTAGCAGTTCTTAATGCTGTTGGTACACCAGTTAAAGGCATAAACAACTCTGGTATAATACCAACTGTATATGCAGGTGTTTCACCTATTAGATCCGTTAATGGTTTATATGCTCTAAATACATCTGGTAAACTTTGAAACTCAGCTATGTTTAATATTGCTTGTGCAGCTACGTTTTTTCTTGGCGTTATTATTGGCTGATCACTGCCTTGTACTATTTGAACATTTTTTGGGCTTTTTAATTTAGTTCTATCTATCCCAGGCAAACTTTCTGATGCTGCTGCTGCAACTACAGCGGTTGGTATATTAAAGAATATTCTTGGTGTTAATGCAAAAATAGATTCTATAGTTGTACCATCACTTAATTCTGAAGTAGACAACCAATCTGCACCTTTTTTAATTTGTCTACCTGTTATTCTTCCTTGCAATAAAGGATTTATAAGAGTTCTTTCGTTTCTTTTTTCTTCTTTTAAAGATTCAATGTTTATTTCAGCATTTATATTTTTATAGGTTTCATATGCTTTAGGATACTTTTTTGCTAATAAAGACAAATTTCCATCAACAAAAGATAAATCATCATATATTCCTTCTTCTCGATACTTATTAGCTCTTTTTCTACGTACTTCTTGCGCTAAAGAATATTCATCAAATACTATACTTCCTTCTTTTGGCTGTTCTTTTTGCTCATAAAAGGGTGTATCGTCTACACCAACTTGAAAACCATACTTTTTATAACTATCTAATTTGTTAGTTCTATAAATGTTTATTGCTGTATCTTGATCTTTTTGCTCTGGCGTTGATATTCTTTGTCTTTTAAATGCACCAATAGCTAATTCAGCATCAGTGCCTTTTCTTATTTCACCTGTTTCTGGATCTTCTATTAAACCTTTTTCTCTATCAACAACATTAGATACAAATGTAGGTTTAGCAGAATCATAAAACTCGCTTGTAACAAACCATCTATAGGGTCTAATACGACGCATAGCATACTGTCTGGCATACTTAGACTTTAGTTTATTAATGTCTTTTTCAGTATATTGATCTTGCTTTAAAGGGCTTATTCCTAACTCTTCATTAATGCGTGGATTATCATTTAATTGTCGCATTTTATTATTATAAAACACATTGTATAAACGTAATTTAGCACCACTTAATTCTTCTTTATCTCTAAATTGTTTTTCATCTTTTACAATTTCTGCATCAAAATATCTATAGGCTGGGTTATTTAGCTTACCAAGCTTTGTATTTATGTCTTGATATGTTTCTTCTGGTATGCCATTCGTTATATAAAGTTGATTAATTAAATCTTCATATCTGGTTAATTCTTTATCAGACATGTCTTGTGCAAATCTTTGAAACTTATCATGCAATCTTTCTAAGCTCATAGCTTTTTCTTCTGATTGCGATTCATCTACTTCTGTTGGTTTAAATGTTAAACCTGGTACTCCAGCTGTTTTTATTGTACTATCTTGAAAATATGTACTTGCTTTAGCTCTTTTAGGATTACCTTCTTCATCATAAGTTATTAAATATTGTAGTTGTTCTGCATCTTTTTTACGCTTAGCGTATATAGCCATTGCTTCTTGTATAGCTTCGGATCTTGATCTTTTACCTAAAATAGTTGGTGGTAATTCTCTTATAATTTCTTGTATATCTTCTCTAATAACTTTTTTTTGCCATTCTGGTTTATTGTTGTATGTTTGCCAAAATGGTGTGCGTTGTCCATATACTACAATTTCTGGGGCAGCATCTTTAATTACAGCATCAAAAGAATCATTTTTTTCTTCTAACTTATCTAACTTATAAAACTCTAATGCTTTATCGGTAATATATTCTTCGTCATATATACCGCCTAATGCTTGTCTTAAACCAGTTGCTATATCTTCTAACTCTTTATTTCGTGTTTCTTCTTTTTGTATAGCTTCATACAAGCCAGGATTTCTTGAAGCCATAGTAGACTTTTTCTTTTTTTTAGTTTCATCAGTATCAAATAAATCTAAAAATATATCTCTTGTACTTGGGTCAGCCATTGTTTACTCTATTTACTTAAAGATTGAAAATACTCTCTACCATATTTTTCATATGCCTTTTTCATATAACTATTATGTGGCTTTCCTTTTTCTGACAATTCTATTTTTTGTGCATAAGTAGGATGAAAAGTATTTACATATTTTCTAAATTTATTACCTGCTTCTTCATCTTTAAAAGCGGCTTCTACTGTTGCTGGATATTTAAATTTTTCAGTTTCAAATGTAACAAATCTATCTGATTTTATTTGTGGAGGTTTACTAATCTCTGTTATTGCTTGTTCTTTTACATTAGTTTTTTGTGCATTTAATATTCTGGATAATGCAGCAACTTTTATTTTTCTTTTTGCATCTGCATTTAAACTTGTTTGTTTATTTACATGTTTTATAAAATCACTAATATTATTATTAGTTTTTAGCTTTTGTTGATTTTTACCTTTTACATATGCATCAATAAACTTTTTTGTATTAGCATCATAGTCTTTAAAGGTTTGTGCTTCTTTCATTAATTGAATTGCTTCTATGTCTTCTTCAGGCATATTTTTTATAGCTCTACCCATATTAGCCATAGCATCTTGTTCTAATAATATTTGTCCAGCTCTTATATTTAATGGTTCACGTCCAGCAGATGGCGATAATATACTTTTTCTTGTTTTAGCAATTCTTGTTTTTAATACATTAGCTTCTGATTCCCATCCTGTTATTGCATCTTTTAAACCACGTATAGCAGTTAAAGATTCTGGACTAATGCTACCACCAGTTGCTTCATCAAGTTTAGCTTTTATTCTACCAGCATTAGCAAAAGCAGCTAATGCATTTTGATCTGATTTAGTTAAATTTCTATCTTGTTTTAATTTTTCTATTAATGCTTCTTTTTTTCTTTGAGCATTTGTTGGGCTTGTAACTTTATATTCATTAGTGGTAGTGTCTTTATTTATACCTAAATTTTTACCAAAAGAATCATTCAATAAAGATATGTCAACGCTAGAATCCATACCTTCAAATTTATTAGCAACTTGTGTTTGCAAATAATATAACGCTAATGGTTTCTGTGTTGGTTGTGATAAACTATTAAATTCATTTTTTAATTTATTAAATTTATCAGCTCTATTTGCTGAACCTTTTGTACCTAAAGTTGCTTCTAAATTATTTTGATTTTCGTATGTATCACTTGACCCTCTACGTATTTGTAAACCATCTACATATTCTTCAATTTTAGATATAATTTTAGGATCTAAATCATACTTTTCATTTGCTTGTTTTTGTATTTCATCAACTATATCTGTATTACTTACATTTACACTAGCAGCGGCTTGTAATGATTGTGTGTATAAAGATAATAATTTATAAGATTCACCTTTTGGCAATTTATATTTATTAATATCTTTTTTTGCTTGTGCCATGTTTTTACGCAAAGCAATCAATTGTTTATTGTCTAATTCTAATAAATCTTTTAATATTTTACGTCTTTCTTGATCAGACTTCTGAGCAGCAGCAGCTTCTTGTGCGGCTTGTTTAAACGCCATTTGTGTTCTATTTCTAATAGATCCAGCATATAAATGAAAACTATTACTAAATTGTCTTTGTGCCATTATTGTAATCCTACGATACTTCTATGTTTTTAATTGCGTTGTACATATTTATATATTCTTGATTACCTAATGCTTTTTCTTTAGCTTGCTGTGCATATTCTGCGGCAAGTCGTAATCTTTCTTGTTCTTCTCTTGCAATACCAATATCAGTAAGACCACCGCCTATATCTACTAATGGCCCTGCTGCGCCTTTTAAACCGTATATCAATGCATTATCTTGTATCTTTTGTAATCGCTTTAGATTTTCCATTTCTTTTATACGCATTGCTTCTTGTTGTGCCATATCTGCCTGGGCTCTTTCAGCAGCAGCACTACGTTCTTTAGCTGCAGCAGTTTCCATTGCTTGTTGTCCTCTAAAATAAGCACCAGAAGAAATATCTTGAGATGATATATCTTGTGCCATACGTTCTTTTGCTTCACGCATAGCACCTTGAACTGGTGTCATTTGTTTACCCAAAGCTACATTATAATCGCCACCTAACATATTAATAGCTTGCAACCTTTCTAACTCTTGCAATCTTTTCTTTTCTTCTTCGCTCATTGCGGAGGCAGCTTCACCATATGCAGCACCACCAGCAGCTAATGCTCCTAATGCGGATAATCCTAAACCAATACCAGTAATAGCCATAATACACCTACATATAAAATAATTCTAAACATACGCCCCAAGACATTATTTGTGACCTTCTTGCGGTTGATCTACCAGTTAACCCTAAAAAGAAATTAATTGTACTACCTTCTTTAATAGTAAAACCAGACAAATAATTAGTACTATCTAATAAATCACCAAAAGCTACACCATTTCCAGTACCAATTTCTTCACCACCACTACCAGTAGTAGATATATGTGTTCCATTTGGTAATATTCCTGGTTGTTCAGTAAAAGCAGCTACATAAAAATTGTTTTTATTTGCTTCACTATAAACAGAGTTTGTTTTTTCTTGTATCCACCATGAAAACAATGCTGTTGCTGGTCTACCTATATTTATAGTAAACGCTGTTTCTGGTACAAAAACATTATGAAGAGTGTTTGTTGTTTGATTTGAATTAAACTTAGTTACAAATGTATAATTTAATGATTGATAAGAATGACTTTGACCACCAAACATGCCTGTGCAATTATGCGTAACATTTGTTTGTGCATCTATAGTACCTGGCATTATGTGTTGTGTATCTACAAATTGTGCGTTTTTTAAATCTGTATTTCCAATTTTATGGGTGTATTTTTTTAATCCAATAAGCTCATTATTAAGATCATCACCTGTTAATACATCACCAGTAGACCATGTTTTTATAGGCGTATATGTCATTTAGACCTCATTACCATAAAAACTAAAAATGTTTTTTTATAATTAACAGAAGGGTTTATGGTTGATAAATTAGTTGCGGTGCTATGCACAAGATAATTATTTTCTGAACCACCAGTATTATCATAATATGGTGTTACTGGACCTTGCATTTTTACTCTAAATTCAATTGGTCCTGTTACAGCTTGTGCTGCTGTAACTTTATGTATCCATGATCCACTTAAAGTGTGTTCTGAATTGCTTGTTTCTACACGAAAATCTGACAACAAAATACTATCAGCAGATGGATTAGGGTTAGCATCGGTAGGTGTCTCATTAGCAGCAGTACTTCCATTATCAGCAATAACTGCATGATGTATAAAACTTGTACCTTTAGTATTAGTTACTAATGCACCAGTTTTAGATCCATCTGGTGTTGTATTATTAAAGTTAGTTTGACCAGGTACAGGCGTATAAGCAGCACCATTAAAACTCCACTCTAAATATTGAGCAAAAAAATGATCTCTCATTTGTGCCAAATATTGTTTTCCAAGGGGAGCAGAGTAATTTTTATAACATCTTGTATGCCAATAAACTCTTATAATATCGTCTTCTGTTAATGTTAATGTTCCAACATTAAATGTACCACTTTGTAATACTGGCGTAGTTAATGAGCCTTCATCTACATTAGTTCCACCAGTTAAACCAACAGACCCTGTTTCTAAATAAACTAACTGGATTCCTGATTTACCATTATTTGTTATTGTTTTAAATTGTGTTGTATCTATAGATGAATCTCTTATGTTTGTTTCATCTATTTGTGTATTTACAGCAGTAGCAACATCTTGAAACTTACTATTTAAAGGTGCTGGATCAAGTTTGCTATTTCTATTAAAGCTTGGACTAACCAGTTTACTCATCTCCACCGCCCTATTAACATTGTACGTATGCCAAATATATGAAACTGTGTTCTATGTAACCAATCTGTTTTACCCTTTGGTGTCATTTTGGCTTTAATAGTTAGCTTACCTGTACCACCAGGACTAAATGTATTTGCAAATAATCTTATTGTTTGTATGGGTTTAGCAAAATCAAATGTATTTAACATTGGTACACCATTCCATTCTATTTGGAATTGCACACCTTTTTGATTTATTTCTCCATCACCTCTTGAAAACTGTAAGTTTATATACAAATGAGCCATAAACTCTATTTGCATCATACCGTCTTTTAAGCCAGTGTATTCTCTATCTACTACTGTAATCCATCCACCACTATAAGTAGAGTACGTTAAACCTCTAAATCCAGTATGAAGACCAACGCCAGATGAAGCATCTACATTAAATGTATCTGTAGCAAACTCAGGTTCATCATTGAAATATACTGTATGAGTTGCATTATCTTTTATGTTATTTTTTCCAACAATATTTTGTGGTATTTGATTTCTATCCAAACCACCATTTATAGTTGATTTACTTGCATTGTATTCATTGTTGAATTGTTCATAATCAACGATGTTAGCATTTCTAATATCTGCTTCAGTCCATCGTTTCATGTCTTTTTACCTGCTATCATTTTAGTACCAGCAGTAGTAAACTCTACTGCATACCCTATCAACACCATATCATTTTCAGTGTTTATTTTAAATTGAAAATGGCTACATGATCCTTGTGCTACTGGATAACGTATAGCAGTTGCTAATGGTTCTTCCCATGGTTTATCAGATCCTGTAATAACTTGAGCAGTATTGTACACAGATTGATCATTATGATCTGCTCTTTGCAATTTGCGACCATTTGCAGCTATGCCAGAATAATAAAAATCTTTAAAATATTCTATAGATATTGGATTATCGCCTTGTGTTAATACATATAAATAAACAAAATGAACATGTTTTTTTATTGTTTCATCACCCATATCCATCCATGGGCTTCTAAACGTAGATACTGGTGGAGCTTTATCAACTATAGTATCACCAAGTTTTTGTTCACCATTAGCTCGTTTTTTAGATATTACAAAAACACCCGGCTGTACATTGCCTTCATTTGTACTACCAAAAAATATATTACCTATATAATCTCTGGCTAATGAAGTAACTGGAAACTCAGTACGAGTACTAAATGCGTTTTTTTCAAGATGGTAAACTACACCTAATGGAGATGTGCTACTACTATCACCATCGGCAGGGTAATAACAATGCCACTCTTGCCATTTAGGAGAATAAATAGCGCAAGCTTTTGCAAGACTATCTTCATTTATTCGATTCATTGTCTTCAGCATATGCCTTGATATTTGTTTTATTCCTGGGCTATCTGAATATTCCATGTTTGAACTTAAAGCATATATACCATCTGACGCTAAAAACATTAGCCCTACACCAGGCACATTAGTTACTGTGTTAGTTGCGCGCGTTCCAACCTCTGTTGATATAGGTACAGCTGTAAAATTAGGATAATCGCCCATTATGGCGTCTATTCCACGCTCTCTGAATACCAATAAAAAGTTGAAGTAAGGGTGCAACCCAGTAATCCCACCGCTATTACGGTTGCCCAGCTCGATAAAGCTTGTTGCTTCATACTGGTCTGGTAGCGTTGGTTTGCTATAAAAAAGCATGGTATCATTATCAGCACCGCCTTCTACAAATAAACAGTCCTTATATACCGCGCTAAAGCGTGTTCTGGTAGCTGGAAATAAAATACTTGCTGTTTCATCTGGTGCGAGCGATCCTAATGCGCCATCTGGTATAGAATCATATACAGATTTTTCAGTATTATTGTTTATGTCTTTAACAAAATAAAAATCAAATTCAGTGCCTACAGCAGCTGTCCCGAAGTTTTTAGTTCTATATAATCGTCTGGCTACTGTACCTTCTGGACCTGTTGGTATTTCAATATATATAGCATATTTATTTTGGCCTAATGGAGCAGCTGGCGGTTCAGTTACCCAAGTTATTATGCGACTTTCTTCTGATAAAGGTGATTCAGCACCAGCATTATTAATAAATGATACACGATATTTATATCTATTAGTATCGCTTGTTGCAGTAGTATTTGTTCCTAATCCTTCGCCATTATATGTATAGCCGTTTATTGCTGTAAATGGAAAAGGAATAGATACTGCTTGTCCTGTTAAAACGGTTGATGAAACAAACAATGCAACATCCCATGGATTAGGTGCTGATGGTACTGTATTCCAACCTAAATCATATAAATATGGAGTAAAAGTTATTGGATGTCTGTGTACTGGCCATGCTGCATATTTAAAAGATTTATCATAACCATTGCTTACAATTAAATATTTACCATAAGTTGTATACTGCGTTGGTGCTTCATTTGCAGCAGGTAGTGTTCTGTTGGTTGATATAGGATATAAACGAAAAGATGAACCATATGTTTCATCTAACTGATAAAGAGTTCCACCAGACTCTAATAATACAGATTGCATTGCACCTTGATGTCTTGAAAAAACAAATAATGAATCTATTTTATTAGTTGCTGTTGTTAAACTACCAGTGCTAAATGGTAAAAAATCACCAGAAGGTATAGGGTTGTATCGTTCATAGCCTATCCGATTATCCCATCCACCAGTATATTTATCTACCGTCCAGTTTATTAATTCAGTAGCACCATCTTGTGCTTGGGGTAACTTTTCATATAAACCAGATAAGGCTTTTATTTGTACAGTAGTATTTTTCATGTTCTGGTCAAAGGTGTGTACAAGGGGAGAGGATTAACAACACCGTCAAGCATACCGCGTTTAACAAATCTTCGAGGAATCTGCGTAAGGTATCTTTGTTCAAGTTTAACCATCTCTTGAGCGACTTTACGCTCGTACATGTTTGCTTGTGGCAAGTTATCTAACTTTACAAATAGTTCTCTTAGTGCCATATAAGCTAATATATGGTGCGATGATGACGGCATTTCTGGTGTGTCATTATCATTTACTAATGGTTGTGGCCTAAACATATATCGTATTGTTATATTATAATCTTGATCTTGTCTTGGGTACAATCTTATACGTTGTGTATTACCATCTATAGCCGTATAAGGTTTTGTCTCAAACTCAAAATTATCTTCAAAAATTGTATGTGCAATATTAAATGTTGCGCCTGTACTTGTTACTGGTATTAAATTTGTTGTTGATCCAGCTACAGTTAAACACCGTTCACCCTTCCAACCAACTGATGGATTGCTTACATATACCTTTCGATAGTACCCAGTTCTATTAGGCAGTACTGTAAAACCTACAGTTAAGTTTGGTAAATCAGTTGTTATAGTTGTAAATGCAGATAATGCTGATTCTCTACCTGCATAAACATATGACATAGATACATTTAAAGTAACGCTTGTACCTGTTGCACCACCAGCAGGGGTTAAACTTTTAACTGCTCTTGGCGTAGATACATGATATTCATCATAAGGAACCCAGTAATTAGGTAGGTTAACTTCATCTAACGGTAAGTTGTAATATTCGTCTTCATACCTTGCTAATGCTGTAAACATACCAGGCTCTTGTGGTGTTAATGTCATTGAGCGTTTAGCTACATTTAAAATAGAAACACAATCAGATGGCAGGTCTAAATATCTAAATTTGATTTTTGCAGCATATGTTGTAGCCGCTGTTAAGTTTGGTGTATCTGTAGTTAACCACATCCTTGAAGTAGTTTCTACCCAAGCTATTTCATACTCAGTACCATCTATTTCAATAACCTGTCCAGCCCAATGTGTAGGTATAGGGGTAACGCTTGGTGCAAAATCTAACTGTGCTGTTGTTGGATTAGCAGTAGTAACATTAACTTCAATATCTTTATAAGCTTTTACAATTGTTTCTTTCTGAGCAAATGTAAACTGCTTTTCTGTGTATAGCCTATAATACGCATCATTAATAAGATCGGTGATCTGTTGTTGATAGGTATCAACCGCAGGGTCATAGTCTACTATGTTAGCTATCATGTTTCTTAAATCGACTAATCGCATATATCACCTATTAAATAAAACCCCCCCCCACCAGTAACGGAGGAGGGGGGAGTGGGCGAGGATGCCCAAGGCGGGTAGAACCCCCCTGTGACGGTTCTTAGAATTATGTGTTTCGCAAAATTAGAACTTTTTTCAAAGCCGCAGCAGCACCGCTTCCAACGGTTTCGAGAGCAATAGCTGAAGGCAGTTCAGTTGCTCCAACCTTGTTCATAAAAACACCATCAACATTACCAGCAGTAAGCAAGTCTCCTACTGAAATAATTGAGTCACCATTAGCATCTTTACCTTCAACTTGCGCTGAAACAATTCCACCAATAACTACACGAATAGGCTCATTAACAGTAAAAGAACCAGCACTATTAGCAGCTTCTAAAACAACACCAATAGCATTTCTTTTAGCAGCAGCCTTACTTGCTTTTTTAACATAAAGTGTTTTTTTACCATCGTCTGCATTAGCATAATCAAAGGTAACAACGTCACCAATAGCAAGTGTTTCAGCAGCAAGATAAGTTTCAATTTGTCTACGATTAGAAGCCGTTACTCCGCGTGAAGTTCCATCTTCGTATGTAGAGTCTAAGGATTGTAAATAAGTTGCACTAGCCATGATTATTGCTCCGCATTAATAAGTACACCATGACCAGCAAGGTGGCTAATAGCCAACTGTGTACGAGTCATAATGTTAGATGACATAGCAGCATACCCAGAAATAGCTTTCATTTCGCCCATTTCAAAGAATGCGTCTTGATCGAAATATAGATTGAACAGTTTAGAGTTCAAGAAATACATAGAAATATCATGTGTATCAGTAGCATCTTTAAACCCAAGATTAGGCTCAATGTACATCATTGCACCGTTATATAGCAAACCAAGCTTGCCAGATAATCCTCGCATTTGTTCCATGCTTGCATATCTTTCTTTATCTTGAAGTTGATTTCGATACTGCTCATATGACGATGGAGAAGAAAGAATAATATCAACTTCGCCTTCTGGTGCATATGTTTGCGTTTTAATCATTAAATTGCTCATTTTTAACAAACCATTATTGGTAAAATTACCAGCTACATCAGCTATTTGATTTTGCCATGATTCTTTAAAATCAGCTTTATTGATTCCACCAACACTACCAAGTTGATCTCCAAAAGGTTCAAAGTTCAAAAATCCTGTAGATTTTGCTGGTACAACGACTGTTCCATCTTTTGAACCAGAACCATTCAAGGTGTTAAGTTCAGTTAGAACACTCGAGTTACCTTTAACTATTTGTTTGCAAAACTCACGTTGAAGCATACCCATAACGGACTTTAATCGTGCTTCAGCAATACGGATTACTGCTCGGTCGCCTTTGTTTGTAAGTTGTTCTTTTTCTGTAACAACAACAGGCGCAACAAAGTCACACCAGTCAAACTCGGCAGTTCGCAGCGGATCTTTAACAGCAAGGTTAACGCTTTCATAACCAGTTGATAATTGTGTAATAGATGAATGTTCGGCCAGAATGACCGGGTGATTGACTTTAGAACCACCGTTTGTTTTCTCGATGTTTCCCTTAGCTTTAACTGCATCCAAGAGGGGAATCGTACGGAATGTATTATCCACTTCCCTATCGCGCAGAATGCGTAAGGTACTCGCGAGTACGTCAAATGACAACGCCATTTTAGTCTCCAGTTTGTTTAATGTTTAGTCTCTTGGGGCGTATCCGCTAAGCGGGGCCTGACTTAGGCGTATCCAAACTGGGGCCTCTGTCAAATAAGTAGTACCTTATTTTCTTTGAGATAGCAAGTATTCATACAATTCTACTGCTTTCATTTCTTTTGCGTTCGGTGGTGCAGTAATACCAGCACGCTTACCATTGGCAATTTTTAATCCAGCAGCTCTTGCAGCACGTCTTCTATTTTCTTCTTTCATTGTAAGCGCATTGTTCTGTTCTTTTGCAGCTTTGCCCTTAACAATCCAATATGCTTGTTCTAATGTAAGGTTTTCATTTGCAACCAATACTGTCTTAACTTCAGCTTTAAACTTATCGTCAGTCTTTAACTCTTGATGTTCATCCATAAAGTTATTTAACTTTTGTCTGGCTTGTGCCTTTTGTTGCTCTTGATACATTGGTTCAAGAACAGACTGTAATCTTTTAGCTACTGCTTTTTCGACGTACTTTTTAAAAGATCCTTCATCAAACGGATCAAACTCTTCACCTGCTTCATCAGCAAGAGACTGTAAGTTTTTATAAGCATCAGACTCGTATAGATTTTTTTGAAGAGCCAACGCTTTTTCATATTGTTCTTTAGCTTCCTTGCGTTGTTTACTAAGCTCTTGAGTCTTCTGTGTATAGTTTTTACGCAACGACTGCATAGCCCTTTTAACTTCGTCTGGTTGATTTTTATAAATAGAATCCCATGACTCGCCATCGCGCAGACTTTCTTCTTCAACCACTTCACCATTTTGTTTAGCCTCATGCTTTTGCAGTATCGCTTCAATACGATTTTCTGGGGTATCAGGTGTGGGTTGAGGCTCACCAACAGCTTCTGGAGCCGTTGCCACCACGTCTTCTGAAGTTGTTGGGGCCTCGTTTGTATCACCCGCCGTCACAGGGGCTGTTTCTTCTACCATCACATTCTCCTTAAAAATAACTCTTCATCAGTTTCAACAGGGCCTTCTGGCGTTTCTTCCATAGTATCTACTTCAGCAACAGGCTCTTCTTCTGCTTCTTCTTGATTAGCACCTGCAATAAAATCAAGCAATGTTTGATCCTCTGCAAGTTGCGCCACTTGTCCAGCAAGCATAGCAAGATCACGATCTGACTCTACAGCAGACAAATCAAACGGTGCTTCTATTCCAGCTTGGCTTGCTACGTCTGCGATTCCCATCAAAACATCTACAAATTCAGGCGGAAATACGGTTATGTCTTCGCTAAATGTAGGATATAAAGGCATATCCATTTTTGGTAAAAGTTTATTAACTTCATCAACTAAACGGTTCAGTGCTTCTGCGCCAAATTGCCCTCTTGGCACCATATCCATCATAGCATCAGTTACCATCATTTCTTTTTTTGTTGCAACATCATCAATGTCGGCTTGAATATCTTGGGGTATAGACATTATATCTCCTGAGTCGCAAACGTATTGTCGATTGCTTTGGTTGTATCATTGTGTTTAGCCAGTTCCGATTGAAACTTAACCACATCTTTTTCATGTTGTTTGTGAGTAGTGTATGATTCGTGTTGCGCTTCGTCAATTTCTTGTTGAGATACAGGTCTAATGTTGCGCTCTTTCATAATTTTATCACGATGCACGTTAGACTTTACATATGTACCAAGACCACGATCAAAATAACCATGAGAATCGCCCCACCTACTTGGGGTATTAGCCCATAATGTGACGCATCTCTTCATAACACCGTTACATTGCTCGCAATGAACTACATCTTCTGCATCAAAAGACATATAATGCTCTTCTGTTATGTTGCATTTATGGCATTTATAATCGTATATAGGCATACTATTCTTCTAATAACAGTGTGTATGTAAAGGTTTCGGCTTTTAACATTTTCTCTTGCATTTTACACAAGTCTATAAACTCATTAAAGTCTTCTGTAATAGCAAATACTTGACAACCTGCGCTCCATTTATTTACTTCATTAGAATGTTTACCAGCTTTGTGGATATTAATCCCATATAGTCCTTCATGTATGTTGTCAGGTTCCATGTCATGAATAGAATCCTTGTCATTGTCCCTAAATACCTGCACTGGCTTGCGTTGACATAGAGCAGTGTAAACTCCTCTGTGTTTTGCCAGTTTCCATGCGCCTCTATATTGCTTGTTATGCACTAATATAGCCGTGCCTTCTACCCGCATAGGAAAATGCAGCCAATAAATCCCTGGATCGGTGGTAATAGCGTAGCGTTTTTCTTGCCATAACCCCCATTTTTTGTAGATAACCACTAATGTATCATCAAACTTGTTGGCGGTTCCCAGGTATTTTCGTACACCTATAATATTTAGGTTGTAGTCTCCATTTTCAAAGACAGCAAACCCCATTTCTTCTAATTTATCTAACAGTTTTGGGCGTGGATTAAGCATTTGGTAAGAACATGGCTATATCTTCTGGGCTGGGTTGTTGTCCAGGGGCAAGACCAGAAGATTGTTGAACACCCGCTTCTGCTGTTGTAGTTGCTGCGGGATCTGGAGATTGTGGTGCTGATGCAAGATGGTCTAAAAAGGAGTGTGGCAAGTCAAGGTAGCGCACCAATTCTTCTAATACCTTGTCTTGAGGCACACCCATATTAATTAATGTAGGCAATGCAGCCATAAACTCTTGTTTTTTAATAGCTTCTGAGACAGGAGTTGCACCAGAATCTTGTGCATAAAAGGTAAAGTCACCATCTAAATCTTTAAATCCAACTATAGTAGGCATTCCGTTTAATACCATCATGTCGCCTTCATCTTTAAGATACAATTTAAGCATTGAACAATAAATGTTAGCAGTCATCTCTATAGCAGCGTCACGTTCTCTGGCCAGTCTACCTACTTCCGAAGAAGAATATGCAGCTAATGCAGTTATTTCTGTGGCTGTGGCTCTGGTTGATTCGCCTCTTGTAAATGGTGCGAGTACAGATCCGCGTTCAAAATCTGTCTGTACTTGTTGGACGTAAGCTTGCAGTTCATTGGGTACTGGTGTGTGCGGTACTGATATAATTGAACCTGACAACTGTTGTCCAGGGGATAGTTCAACTTCTATAAACTCGCCATCAACACCTTGCGAAAGCTTAGCCATGCACTCAGCATCAAAAACGCCAGACTCTACAATCCATTGCCGCGCAGCGCGTCTTACCATTGATGCTTGATATGACCTAATAATATTATGTTCTTGAACCTGATCGTATACTCTTCTTAAACTGGAATATCCTCGCATTGGGACATCCGGTTGGCGGCTGTAATAGAGAGGTACAATAGGAACAAGGGGATAGCCCGCGCTATCCTTGAAGGGTATTTGGTCATATTTTTTTTCTTTAATCTCACCGTCTGGTCCTTCTGGTAGCATAATGCCATCAGCTACAAACTTTTCGCCATTCTTATAGTCTGGACTCCAAACAAGAAAGCGGTCATGCTCTATATCATAAAACTCTACAATCTCAACGTATTGAAAGTTAGGATCTTCTGGTGGTTTTTCTTCGTTGTAGCCAAGGTTTACTGTTTCAGCGTCTTGATCTAAGTATCTAACTAATGGGTGTGGGCTAAACTGCTTATTGCCGTAACGACTCTTAGCTTCTTTTTCAGTTAAATAATAACGATGGCCTACAAATCTTTGGCTGCTCCAAGACTGCGCATCAGTATCAACCAATACATCCCAAGGAGCAACCGCAGATACCGACACACGCTTGTATGGATCAGGGTGATCATTTGGCACCAGTTTTAAAAATGAACAAGGATTTATTAATCCTAATCTGGTGGCATCCTCTAATTGATTTCTTATATGTCCTAAAAATTCGTTGACAATGGCCTGTACCTTCTCTGGATCGCCATCGCCTCTAATGTCGCCCTTAACAACAACAGCAGGTGAGCGAGCAAACAAGGAAGCAACATAGCCTTCAATAAATTCATATGCTCTACTGGTCTCTATAAGTATTTGATCAGGTGTATGCGACTTATCCCAATATCTACACATGTAGGCAGCTCGCATTTGTCTTAGTTCAGATCGCAAATCATCCCAATACTTTTTGTGATCTTCATAATAGAGTTCTACAACTTTTGGCGTTATCATCGGTTAACCTTCCAGGGAATAGGCATATCTCTCAGTTTATTAGCCCGTTGTTCAGAGATTAGCATATCCATATGATTCCGTCTTGCATTAGTTAACAATCTTCTGGGTATATCCCGAAGGCATCTATAGGCTAAAGCCATTGACATTGCCATATCATCGTGCATACCTCTTGGTGCCTCTGGTGTTACGCGCAACACAACTAACGCTCTTAGTTCAGCTAATACCTGCATATCTAAACAAGTAATCATACCTGCGTTAACATATTCTCGTAATGTTTCAAATGCATCAAGTTTAGATTTAACAGATGTAACCCAATCCATACCTTTGTGAGATAGCCACAAGTTTTTATATCCAAGATGGCGCAATCGATACAATACAACGTGTCCATGGTTATTAGACTCACACAATACTTTAGCGTCATTGTAATTTTGTGCCACTCTTAATACCACATCACTAAAGTCAGTAGGACTAATTGTATTGCTGCGATAATGATACACTGGTTGATTTGTAGACATTGATACTACGGTAATGGCTGAGTAATCAGATCCTACACCAGCAGCAACATCAACACCAATAGCATAACGATCATGCTCTAATGGCTCCTCATAAATGCGCTCAGTATCGGTAAAAGGAATAGCTTCTATCTTGAGCAAATCATCAGGATTAAAATACGTCGATGAAGCAAAGAAAAAAGCATCATCCATACATGCCGGGTATTCCCTTCTAAACTTCTCTATACCCAGTGTTGCTATCTGTTGTCTCCTCCAATACAACTGCTCATTATCTAAACCATAACGCTCTACTAAAGCTTTCTCTTGGTCTGTCTGTCTAAACTTCTTAGGTGCTGGCATCCTATACTTTTCATGCTCCCACCACCAAAAGGTCACAAGCTCCCATCCATTTTCAGGACAGCCCTGCACTAAGCGATGAAAGGCATCACCAGCCTTATTAGACGTAGACTCTATAATAATCTGACCGTTACCAACAGTAGCTGTAACCTGCGCTAACAACTCCTCTGGATCATCATAAAAAGCAAACTCAGACAAATGCGCTGCTGTCAAAGTAAACGATCGTGTACCACCCTTAGATCCCGCTGTATATGAACACAAAGAAGCCTGTGTATCCGCAAACTCTAATGTCGTTGTATTATTTAACGCTAACTCACGATGCAACAACTTAGGCATCGAGTTTAATAGAGTATTATCCATGCGTCTTAGATGCTTAGCAGAGCGATCATGAAAGCTAATAACACCAAACTTTAACGGATCAGCAGTCTTATAAACCTGCCACAAAGCATAAGCCCTGATCAATGTAGAAACACCAATCTGACGTGGCTTTAATACAATTACACGTTTACGACCTATTAGCTTTTTTAACAACCGTAGCTGCTCTAAATTAGGGTCAAACCGTACACGCTTACTGCTTGCTTTATCCGGTATATGCAACAGCTTTATAAACTTTTCTGGATCTTCCAGTATAGCTTTAAGCTCATTTTTTAAGTCTTTAGGTAAATCTTCTATACGCATAAAACCAGTATAGCGCGTTGTGAGGGGTAAGAAAAATTAGGGCGTATTTTTAGAGGGGTCCTCTTGAAGAGGTTGAGGCTCGGATTGGGGGAGGGGGGGGATAGCATGAAAAAGCAAAAAACAGACCCTGGGATAGCTGTAATTCCTAAAATAACAGTTATTAGAATAGAAGGCTTGGGATACAAGATATTTAACAGG